ATTTGGGCGCCAGTCTGCGACATCTTGAGGCCGACCATGTTGCCGATGCCGGCTACAGTAGAACCTATCTGTTGACCTGCCCCCAGCTTCCCGAGAACGCTTCCGAGACCCTTGCTGAAGTCTCCGCCCTTGCCGAACATGTTGCGCAAATCGCCTTTGAAGCCACTGAAGCCGTCGCCGATGGCCTTGGCCGGATTGGCCCAAGTAGCGCCACTGGTCATCGCCTCATTTGATTTCTTGATCGCGTCACTCGCCGCGTCGCCAATCTTGCCGTCGATCCCGCTCAGCCCTTTGATTATGCCGCCAACCGGCCCAAGTCCCGAGAAATCGCCAGACTCGGCTTTGGTCAAATTCGAAATTAGCGAGCCGATGCCACTGATCGCCGCTCCGAGTTTCCCACGGAATTGCTTTCCAAGGTCGTCGATCGAGTTCCCAAACTCAACCCTAAACTGATTGCTGGTTGCAGTGATTTCGTTGTTGATATTCCGAAGCGCCTCTTCTTTCTCCCTGACATTCAAAGTCGTATCGGCGATGATCTTATCACGCTCCTTCGTCAGGTTAGTGAGATCGACACGCTGTTGAGCTTTGGCAGAATACTTGGTCAAAAGGTCCGTCATCTCACGGATCGAGTCCGCTTGAGCGTCAAGGTCGAACTTTTGGCCAGCGATTACCTTCGCACGCTCAATCTCAGCCTGTAGTGCAGCGTCCGTCAAAGGGATACGAGCCTCAAGCGCCTTCGCTTCGATCGCATGGGCGGCTGTCGTGACGGCTTTTTGACGCTCTGTGAGGCTCAAGAGAGAGCGTTGGAACGTCAACTCGCGCGCATCGTTGTCGTTGGACGCGCGTAGGTCAGTCATCATCTTGGCGATGCGGGACTGTGCGAGAAGCGTGTTGACACGATCAGCCTCAGTCTTGTTTAGATCGCGGCCGAGAATTTTTGCGAGATCAAGTTGCTTATTATAGTTTTCAGCTTCGATTGGAAGCATGGCGGCAGTCTTGGCCTGATTTTGCAGGGTAGCCCAAAACTCGTCCGCACGCTTTTGCCGCTCCGCCGCTTCCTTCGCGGCCTTGTCGGCGCCTGAGGTGGATGGCGCGGTTTTCCCGTCGCCGGTCTTTCCGCCCTTTATGTCGTCGATCGCTCCAACGGTCTTTTGCCCCGTCCACTCAGCGATCACGGACCTGTTTCGCTTCACATCGGCAAACACCTTGCCAGCCTGATCGCCCACCTTCGAGATCGCGGACACAGTCTGATTGAGCGAGCCAGTGATGACCGAACCGACATCGGCAAGGGCGCTAAAATCTCCGCTCAAGAGGCGCATTACGATCGAGCCAAGGCCCGCGAACATCTGGCCCACGGATTTCAAGGCGATTTGAAACACCTGAGGGAGAGAGGTGGCCACGAATTTGGCCGCTCTCAGAACGCCAATGATGCTCTCCCCCATCGATTGGCCTGTGCTGGATGTGATGTCGGGTAGCCATGAGAATAGGCCGGCAAAGGTAGAGCGGATCGTCCCTGTCACAGTGCCGACGACCGACGAAATCGCGTTGAATGCCGCGGTCACAAAGACGCCCAGCACCTCGACAACCTGTCCGACGACGCGGAAACCGATGGCAAACTCGTTGATAATGCCTGTGACGCCCGAGCCTCCCCCGACGATCGATGAGAACAGTGTCCCGACACCTCCAACGAGGGTGGTGACGAAACCCATCACCGAACCCATCACAGAGCCTATGCCTGACAGGATCGGTGTCAGGGACGCGATCCCGTCGCCTATCCCATTGATTATCTTTTGAACCTCAGCGCTGAACTTGCCTTCCCCCATCGCGGCGAATGCGAGGAAAATCTTGTCGGACAGCCCGCCCATGGCGCCGCCGATGGTTTGTGCTTGTCGCTCCATGGCGCCGCCGAAGTTGGTGTTTCCAAGGCTGATCAGGTAATCTTGAATTTCTTTTGAGTTGTTTCCAACGGTGGTGGTCACGCCAGCGAACGTGTAAGATACCTTATCGCCGTTGACCTTGGCCTTGATACCAAACTCTTTGAGTCTTTCGTTTTCACCAGTGACCGCGTCGGCTACAGCCTCGATCATCTGATTCATATCTTTACCCATCGCCGACGCGGTATTGCCATAGCTCGTCATGGCGTTTTCTGTCGCGGTGAGGCCAAGCACTCGCAGCTTGCTGAAACTTTCAACCGCCTGATCGATCGAGAACGGCGTTTTTGCGGCAAAGGCTGCCAAGCTATCAAACGCCGCACTGGCGCTGGCAGAGTCTCCGGTGATCGTCTGCAAGCTCGCTTTGAACGCCTCTACCTGAGAGGTCACCTCAACAACCTTTGAGCCTAACGCTACTGCGCCGGCTCCAATCGCGAGGAAGCCCCCCGCCACCGCTATTCCGCTCAGGCCGGCGAATGACGATGCCGCGCCTGCTGCGGCGGAGCCTGCCCCAGCCACACCCTGAGCGGCTGCGCCGGCTACACCTCCAAGGCCCTTGAAGCGATCGACGATCCGCTCAAGCACACCAGCAAAGCCGGTTGCGTTGTTATTTGCGGCACCCGCTGCGGCGCCGGCCGCACCAACGCCAGCCGCGCCAGCCCGTCCGTTTTGCCCGAGTTGCGCGAGTAGCTGGTTGACGCGAGCGATGCCGGCAGGGTTTCCGCCCACCGCTCCGAGCGCCGCATTGACCCGTTGAGCACCACTGATGGCGCCCGATGGATCGATATTGATTTTAATTGTAGAGGTAGCGTTCACCGATTATTTAGGTGCTTTTCGAGTCCTCAGGTCGGTCGCATCAAGCATCTGGATAATCGAAATGAATTCCTCAGGATCAGGAATCGAGTAAAAGAGCGCCCAATCTTTTATGCGCGACCATGGAATGAGCGCTTGTCCAGCCATTGTGATCGGGCGCTCAGTTTGAAGCTCAATAAAGGCTGTGCGGTAGAGTTGGAGACGCTCATCGTATGCCGGCGCTGTCGCTAACTCTCTGAGAGCGCCTGCAACGCCAGCTTCCGCATCCAAGACCATCTGAGCTAATTCGCCCGTCTCGAATGAGTTTTCCCATTCGATTCGGGCAGTCAGTTTTTTAGTATCTCATCCTTGGTAAGGCCGCTTCGAAAGTTTGCAATGTTTCGAGCAAATTCGGCCAGATAGTCAGCGCAATCGCGGCAATCTTCGTCCGCGAGATACTCCGCCGCAATCTCGATATCGAACGGAATAAGGTTCCCAGCTACGTCTTTAACTTCCCAGTCGGACAGGCACAACTCGACGAAATCACGGACGCCAGCACGCCCGGCGTCTACGGTCGATAGGCGAGAGACGCTCTCATTGCGATGCTTGGCCTTTTCGGCCGCAAAGCGCTGCATATGCTTGGTGGTGGCGTCGAGCGAGCGGACGCGGAATCGTCCGAAGTCGTGATCGAGTGCCTGAGAGTAGTAGCTTGTCCAGACACCGTCCTCGGCATCGGTCTTGTTGATTCTTTTGGGTAAGTTGAACTTTACTTTGGTCATCGTTATCCTCTCTTTGGATTGTTATCGTATTTATACGAAGACGGGACGACCGTTGCCGATCGCCCCGCCATCGCTGAGGAAAAAGAGAGAAAACCTCAGCGATTAATTGCGCGACACTGCGATATTGGTGTTTGTCGCAGCATCGATTGTGCCAGTAAATTCCATGGTTACGAAGCGTGATGCGCCGTCATTCTCCAGTTGCCCGCGATTATAGGTCGCGGCGGGAATGACAAAGTTGTATCCGGCGCCTACTGGACCGGCTGTAAAGCTCACAGCAATAACGGCATCGCGCGCCAGTTCATCCGCAGTAAGGTCGCTGCGGTAGAATTTGAGAGTGAGCTTTACATTGCGCATACCGCTGGCGAGAAGAGCAATTGATGATGGCGATCCCATCACGGGCTGTAGCTCGCGGGGTTGCTCGACCGAAAGCTCCAAGCTCGAATACTGAGCGGTAAGGCCAGTGATCGTGACATTACTAATGTCAATGCCGAAGATGTGTCGCTGAGTTGAAGGCGTTCCGACCGTGAGTCCTGATGCGGTGGTATCAGAATCAAAATCGCCGAATCCCATCACATCGACGGTTGCGTCAGCACTACCCTTTGAGTCGACGCTGATGCTAAACTTAGTAACATTGCATCCTGAATAGTTCTCATAGGTGAAGCCTGAACCAAGTGGCGACTTTCTCACGACGGTGAAGAATGTGTCTGTGTTACCGCCTTTACAAACATCCCCCTGCTCGCCCACGGGGCCGGTCTCAACGAATACTCCCGACAGTGCAGACGAAAGCAAGAGATCAGTTGCCTTGCTCCGATGGAGATGGAAACCGATGCTGCCCTCGGTGCGATAGTTGTATTCGCGCCCAGCGTAGGGCGAACGGTTGCCAGCCTTGGTGTTGTTCGTGGTCGTGTCGCTTTTGAAATTGATCGACTCTGTCGTGTAGAGGATCGGATTGAGCGTGCCTGTAGAAGGCATAGTTCCAGCGGCAGTTTCCGCGATCACATAAAGGGTAGGTTCGATGTTTGAAATCAAGGCCATTTGAATGGTTCTCCAAAAAAAATAGTGTGGTGAGCCACACAGGCCCGTCTCTCTATTTATTTGGAGGTGATCAGCGGATGCTCTCCCACGCTGTGCTGACAGTGTACCAATACCAGTGCTCATCCTGATCGGTTCGATAGTCGGCGAGATCGCATCTCAACTTGAAATCTGGGGAGACCCATTCGTTGAAAATTGTCGCTGCGGTCGTCGCGAGCGAGGCAGCTTCGCCGTCTGCGGAGCCGATCGGAACGAAGATTTGGATCATGACGCGACCAAGCTGAGACCGTAAGCCGCCCAACCCAAGCGTCCGACGCTCGCCCGACGATGGCTCGACATGAAATCGCGCCCAAATCTCGCCGCTCAGCGGTGCAATCGCAGGCTGATTGTCATACTCGACGCGGATGTTGCTTGGCCACTGTGAACGAAAGCGTGCGTGTAGAGCGTTGAGATCCTCGGTCAGCATAGGGTTATTTATTTGATGACGCGATCGATAGCTTTTTGGATGAACTCTTTGGGTGCTTGCTTGGAATGGCCATCATTGAGGCGGCCGATATATGGGACATTATTAGCGATCGAGATTTGTTCGAACGGCTTGGCCGCAGCGATCTTGCTTGCGCCTGCTGAGATCGTGGCGCCTCCCCCTTTGTCCGGTGAGCCTTCGCCGCTTGGCTCCGCGCCGCCCAGCTCCACCATCCAGCCTCCGCGTGCGCGTCCTGTGTCAACCGGAGTGCCGAGGACGACGCCGCTCAAGACATCCAAGGCCACCTTTTGAGCGATA